CTTATTATTTATTAAGCGCCACCAACGATTTCGCTGAATTGTACACCAGAGCGAACTGCGATGAAATTCAACTGAATGTAGTTGATTGAACGTGCTGGCTTAATATAAATGTCACCAACAAATCTGTTGCTATCAATAACTTGTTGTGTATTATTTGTTGAGTCACAAACAACACGGTAGTCATAGATACCACGGCGACCTTTAATATCACGCAAGAAAGGTTCTACTAGAGCAACGAATTGGGCACGTGTAAATTCATCATTGAGTTCAAACAATGAGAATTTAGATGCATTTGAAATTGCTTTTTCGAGAACAATAAACAGACGGCGGACATTAATTCTGCTGAATGCTGATGGTTGTGTTGTAAGTGTTTTGTCGCCGAACAACAGCGTACCTTGACCAGGTAATGAAATAACTGGGTTAACAGCGGCAGAATAAATCGTGTCACGTTGTGCTTGGTTTGGATTCCATGCCAATTTAACAACGTTCTTAACTGCGCCACGTGAATAACCAGCTGGTGAGAACCATGGGTCTGTGTTGTCATCTGTGCGAACACATAGACCAGCCATGTCACCGTTCAATGGAATCCAACGATAAATGTTATTGTATTTGTCGTATTGGTATTTCCAGCCAGAATCTGCGAATGCATAATTTGTACCAGTCAATGAAGCGGCCCAAGCGGCAACCGCAGTAGTAGCGGCAGAAGCAGTTTGACCAACAACTTGACCTTGTAGTGGAGATATGAAAGCTACACAATCCATACGTGTCTTAGCAATGTTAGTTGCATAGTTTTGTGTTGTTGTATCCATACCATCACCAGTAACAATCAGAGAAATATCTACTTCATCTTTGTTAGAGAATAAATCGAGTCCAACTAGAACGTCAGCAGACACAGGTGCAGAAGATGCTCCACGTGTCATGCTTGAAGAAGTGTTACCGAATGCTGGAGTATAAACTGTATTGCCAGAAGCAATTACGTCTGTATTAGCAGAGAAAGCGGCAGTATTATTCAACGCATAGATGTATCTTGAATTGTTACGAATAACAGTTTTCCAGTATGCTGGAGTACCATCATCATATATTGCATCTGGTGCTTGTGAAACATAAGCAAATGCTTCTATAACGGTATCTTTTGTTCCAGTGAATAAACCATCTTCATCAATAACTGCAATGTGAATTTGGTCATTTGCACCACCATAAGAAGAAACATATGGTGTTGTGCTTGGAGCACCAGCGAAATTAGACTTGTATGTCCAAGTTGCAAAACCGTTTGTTGCATTAGCTGTACATACTGAAACCTTCAATGAGTTTCCTAATGCACCAGCGTAACGAGCGCCGAAAGTTCCATGGAAAGAGTTTGCAGTGAAACCATTATCGTAAGAATCTTCATTGTCTATGAGGATTGCTGTGTTACCTGTTGTCGCATTGATAGTCGATGAACCTATAGCACGAACAACTTGAAGGTTGTTACCATATGCTAAAAAGTTAGCGGCTGAAAAGAAAGACACACCTGTGTTCGCTACACCTGAAGCTGCCGATGTGTTGGCAGAAGGTTGTCCGAATACTGATACTAATTCACTTTCTGTTGTTACGAGGGTTCTTTTGTCTGCTGGTCCCCATTGGAAGTCACCAACAAATGCACCGGCCGTAGTAGATACCGAAGGAACGACTGTGGTTAAGTCTACCTCTGATACGTTTACGCCTGGAGAAATTTGAAATGCCATTTTGATCTCCTTGTTATTATACTGTTACTTTGGCAATAACCTATAATCTATTTATTAAATGAAGGTTTTGTAGTTATGCTCTAAAAAATGAAGATGTATTTTCGGAATCTTCCTTATTCAGCCAAACATCACCACCCTCCACGATATACTTGCTGTTGTTTCCATCATCAAAGATGCCAAAAGACGGCAATTCCTCATCAGATTGATTTAACATCTCTAACTGCATCTGTTTTCTAAGATCATGGTTAACAATCTCTTTGAAATACTGTTGAGTTGTCATCCATGCAAAAATGACCAGTGTCATAACAATGTCATCATTCGAACCTTCTTCAGCCTTGAAACTGTTCATACTTGACACGAACGTTGTTAGCTGAGAGATGGTATCAAAATCGTTAATAATTAGTTTGTCGTTTTCAATTAAAGTCTTTAGATTTGAACATCCAATTCGTTTAACCTGGGGTGACATCTTAATACCCAGTTGAATACCTCTGCCGAAGCCGGTACCCATTGCTTGTGCTTTCTTATTTCCCGTTTCAATCTTTACTACGTTTTCATACTCTAAATCTTGGTGTAAAGTATCAGCAATTTGTGGTGTATTATTTATCTCAACCAAAACATACGCATCGTTGAACAATCTGGCTGTATTGTAAATTACTGTTGGAAATAAGACAGGTGAGATTGATGAAGAATTGTACTTTGCAACCTGTCTATATGGTACTGCTGAAACATCAAACACAGAGAACGATGATGCGTCCATGTTTCTACCTTCAGAAGGATCAACTGTCATTGCATAGATATGGTCTGCTGAACGTTCTTCATCACCTTTAATCGGGTACTCATAAATGTCGAGCAACTCATGTTTGGCAATTGGTTCTTTGTATACCAATTGAGCAAGTTTAGAGCCAGAGATAAGTGTGTTGGTGGAACCCAAGAATTCACATTCAAACTCTTGTCTGAATTGTTCTTCAGATGTGTTCTTAATTGTTTCTTCTTTCCATTTTTCATCACGACCTGGGACCATAGACCAATGAATTTGAAATGTTTTATAACCATTCTTTTTACCAATAGCATCCATCCATAGTTTATAGAATAGATTCATTCCGTTAGGTGTAGAAACAATAATAATCTTTGTAGTCTTACCAGAAGAGATAACTGGGTAAACAGAGTTAAAGAATTCATTAGCAATGTTGGCTGGAACGAACGCAAATTCGTCCAAGAATACAATGTTAAATGCACCTCCACGAACAGCAGAACTTGATGTTGAAGCGGCAATAATTTTTGATCCGTTTTCCAGTTCTACGTTACCTTTGTTCCATGTGATAACACCTTGCTGTAGCCACATAGGTAAGTTTTCGTATGCTAGTTGATACTTTGCTAGAATGTCACGTGCGAGTGAACCCTTGTTAGCAAGAACGGCAATGTTTTGGTCTGCTGAGAAGAGTGTTACCCAAAGAAGATATGCAACTGATGTTGTTGTTTTACCAACCTGACGGGGACATTTTGTGATTGAGAATCTGCTTTCGTGATATGTGCGGATCATTTCTTTTTGAAAATCCCACATCTCAAATGGCATTAAACCACGATCAACGTTAACAATCTTAATGTACTTTTCAGCAAAATATACCGGATCTTTAGAGCATCTTATATACTCATCGACTTCTTCTTGTGTATATGCATGTTCAACACCGGCTTTCTTAAGAAGAGGATTATCACGATACGAATCTTTATTATTAATTGCCATTCTGTGCTTTAATCAATTTCGATAGTTCAGATGTTGAACCAATAAAGATAGCTTTGTCAACAGTAACATCACTCTTTTGTTTGATGTTCTTCATGTCCCGCACTGCCTTCTGCATCGTCATAAGTTTTTCGTTTGCGTCTGCTGTATTCTTAATGAGTGTAGCAACAACTTCAAACGCACGTGGATGTTCAGACTCAGAAGCAATAGCAAGAAGATGATCGATTGCCTGATTGCCTTTGTTTACCAAATCTTTAATTGTCTTCCGAGATTCTTCGTAGTCTTGGTCAAGGTCTTGTTCAAGCCTAGCTGGTGTGCCGAACTTGGTTGGTTCTTGAACAGCAGGTAAAATTTCTTGTACTGATTGTTCAACTTTTACTTCTACATCAAAAATTTCAGACATACTTTTTTCAAATTTGGACATAATTAAGTTATATTAGGAAATTCTTGAGTTGTAATAGTGTATGTATAATTATTTGGCATCACAACATTTGATGGGTTTGGTGCAACAGTAATCTTAACTGAAGAATTTGATGTTAGATTAAAACTATTTGCCGACCATGATGCGTTTGTAGTTACACCAATCACTTTTTTACCGCTAGTTAAATGACCAAACACATCGGTAAGTTCTAACAATCTTTTGGTAGCATTCCAAGATACAACTTTTGCCGTGGCTGTTGCTGTGTCAAAAGAATAACCTTGATACACTTCTTCACCAAACTGATATTTACCTAAACCACCCGCTGCCATAGTGCCGACAACATTACTCTCATGTAATGAAGGTTCGTTAATAATATTTGTGACGGAACTTCTAATAATTTTTGGTTGTGAAACTGGTCCATACAAATAACCTTTTACAGTAAAGTTGAGTGTCCAGATGATAGAACGAATGTTTGTATTGTAGTCACCTTCATAATCAATCTCATTTGAAACGTCACGTAGAACAATTGGAAGTTGTTTTACTAAGCCTAGTTCTGGTATTAAATTGACCGCAATAGTATAGTCTGGTGTGAAATATGGAAGAATCTTCTCCATAAGTTGAGCACCATCTTCGATGTTACGTACATAAGCATACAGAGTAAAATCGAAATCAAATGGAACAGGATTGTATAATGATAAGGCAGTTGTTCCGGATGGAATATTGGTTTTAAAATTAGTATTTAATTTTCTGGCTGCATCATACTTCATGTTTTCCATTACAAAAGACATGATAGGTAAAGTTATCTGTGTTTTTTTGTCTAGATTTGGATCACCTTCTAGGCGAGACACATACTTTTCTTTTCCACCATACACAATTGGAACAAGAAAATGTTCCTTTTCATAGCCGTTCGAATCATAACGTACTAAATTAATTTCATTAAATATGTTGCCGAACGCAACAACCATTTTTCTGATTGTACGATGGTATGAATAATTTGTTGCCGTCATGTTATGCTACCGAAAGGATTTGATTCTGATAAATCAACAATTTCATTTGCTTCTGTTTGTATGACTTTATTATCATACATTTCACGTTCTTGTGGATCAATCAACTCATCTGGTGTTTGTGTAGTTGTGAATGATGCATTACTTGTGTTACCACGAACAAGAGTATTGTTAGCAAAGTCACCATAGTTATCCGTGACCTTCAATATACCAGTTGGTTTATCCCAAGAAGCAACAGTTCCGTATGCCGTGTTGGCTGTGTTGTGTACAGATTCACCTTTGATAAAGTTACCGTTACCAGTAGCAGTATTCATTGTAAGTGTGATGTTGTATGCATTATCAAAAACAATATCATCAATGTTTGGAATACCAACATCGATTGTTTCTTGTGAGTATTTGAATTTCTCAAGTTCAAGTTTATAGAAGTATGGATATTTGTTACCCATAACATAGAATGCTTCTGT